GAGTATGAACTGATATTCACCAATACCAGAATCAACGGTTAACTGTAATGCACCTTCATTTGATAAATGCATCTTCACTGTGCTGGAGTCTGCAAGTTTAAGTATTTGTAATACTTGTGCCACAGGCCATGCCCAGTTCTTATCAAGTGTGCCAGTCACGCCAGGTTGGAAAATAAATTCACCTGCGTGTGTCGAATGATCACCGAATGTAAATTTAAGATCACCGTTGTCAGTCTTTGCAACAAATGATGTTTCTTCACTGTTTGCTTGTACCTGATAACTCAATCTTGTCACAGCCGCCATTCCTGGTTCAAATTCAATGTCCCAGTTGACGCCTCTAAACTTTACAGTTTTCAGTTTCTCTTCGATTATCTCTGCGTTCATGAAACGATAATCGTTTTTGAAGTCACCGTTCGCATTTTCAAAATGCAATCCAGTTGGATAATCAACACCTTCTTTGTTCCTTGTGCTGACTGTGATCTTTGCACTGTCTTTGTATTCTGGAACTTTCAGTAGTATGTCTAGTTTGTTAAGTTGTGGCATTCCAAATGTACCATCTATTCCGATTGGTTTGTGGAACTTGCCCTTCATGATAACAGATCTATCATCTGCCATCGATTCGATTGTTGTTTCTTTAGTATCTGATACAATCTTCACCAGATTTAAAAAGCCTAATGCGTGTGTGTGCTTTACTATATCAAGTAATGTGTCTTTCATATGCCTATTCCTTATAAGGTTGTTTAATTAATTGTAACATTATTTAGATCTGTAGTCAACAGGTTTAATCTTTTGGTTTGTCCATCTTAACTTCTGGATCTCTTTTGGTAATCAAATTGTATCTCCACCATTCCTGTTTCTTCCAGTCAATCTCACCTGGTTTTCTAAATTTAAGATAAGAACAGCAATCGATATCGGTGTGTACTTGCTCTATGTCAAAGTTGGTGCAATCAAATATTATCTGTGTAATTGTTTTCTGATCACAGTAATTGTAGTATCCTTGCTTGATTAAGTCAAGGTCTCCTTGGTTATCTGCGTTAGCAAAATGGAATAGTCCTCTGGCACCTTTGATCATTTTATCATTTATCTGTGTGAATAGTTTTTCTATTTGAGGTACGGTAAAGTAAGGGAGGAAATCCCAACTGAACATGTAACCCATTTCATCGTTTGGTACCATATCCAAATTTGTGTATTCGAAGTTAGGATCCAACATAGTATGCACTATGTGATTTAAAAATTTTGGTTGGAATTGTTCTTCTAATTCTTTCGGTAAATGTGGATAAAAATCCACTGTACGGAATTCTTCGAATGCTTTCATGTGTTGTATCCAATATCCATTGTGTAAACCAAGCATCAAACAAGATAGCCAGTGCGTATTTTCATTTGTGCAGATTGATTTAAGTTCTTCAAGTAAAGGATTTGGCACCACTGGTTGTGGCTTATTCTGCCTATCCATTTCAAACCATTCTGCCGACCTAATGTTTGACGACATGTGTCCGGCAACCAATTGATTAGGACTGACTTGTCTTACAATGTCGATTGCTTCTTTGGTTTTAGAAAGCATTTGTTCTAGTGTTTGTTGATGATTGTTTAACTGTGACAAGTCAATGTCATTCAGTTCTTGAATCATTTCGTTAAATTTATTTCTAAGTTCTCTTTTCATTAAAACTCAAACAGAGTAGAAAATGTGTTGTTCTGCTCTGATGCTCCTATGTCAAAGTCTAGCACACCAATCAAGTTGTCTAGTTTTTTGTTAATTATTGCTTGTTCCATTGCTTCATCATCGAATGACAAGTCCTTGAACCATTGTGGAATACGCAATTCGTCGACTGGATAAGCAATGGATGTGTAACCTAGTGGATTGTTTTTTAGTTTGCACACAATGACTTTTGCACCATCCATGATGTCCATGGAGTGTTGATCTTTGTACATCTTCTTCACGTTGTTCCAGTTCATTGCCGCTCTTACGTGACCCGGCATGTTTGCTTTGCCAAGGCGTTGTTCTTTACGCACATACTCTGTCAAGTTGTTGACTCGCTTTGGCGTGCCTTTCTCCCAACCCGGACGTTCTCTGAACTTCAATCTAAAGTCTTGTATGAACTTTATTATCTCAGGTTCTTGCTTGTCTGTCAATACCATCAGCAACACGTCACTCAAGAAGTCTTGCACATACTTTGGCGTGTCTGATCTTTTAAGATCTAACCCCATTGCTTTTACTTTGCCTGGCTTGCCATCGATGTCATGTCTCACGCCCTCTAAATCATATATCAGTGCGGCATATCTTTTCTTTGTGATGTACAAACCTTTGGATGCTACAATTTCTCTACCGCCCTTTATGATCCTGCCTTTGTTGTCAGGTGCATGGAAGGCCTCATACATGAATCTTGGAAATGATTTGTTTACTTCATCAGCAATTTTATCATAAAGTTCTATACAAGACTCTTTGGTCCACGTCATTTTGCCTTCTTCTACTTCTTTTTGTACCAATGGATATGCTGTGAAGTAAACAGAATCTGTGTCACCATACACAATGCCTGTGCCTTTGTGATCATAATCGCCTGCAATGATTTCATTCGTCTTTGCCGCCATGTGTTTTGTAATGGATCTGCCAGTTAGTGTGATTGACTGTCCTATACGCATGTCAAAGAATCTACATCCTGGATTGAGTATGGCACCATATAAACTGTTGAGATTAATTTTCTTAACAAGTTGCCTTTTGGCCCAAAATGCTTCTTCTGTTTTGTTCTTGGCATCTATTGCCTGACGCATCTTGCCTTGCATTTCTTTACGTTCTGCAAACCATTTTTCTAGTAGTCCAGGAATAATCGCTTCAAATTCAAATGTGAATATTGTGCCATTTGCACTTAGCCCCCAATTGGATCCGTTTTCAAATATCATTCCATACAGTTCTGCCGCTGAGTGTGTAGTCTCTGTGCCGTTGGTCCATTCAACTGTGCAATTAAATGCCCTGTTCTTACGCATGACTTCTGTGTATTCGACTGTGCTGAACTGTCCTTCCCATGCTCCTGCTGGTGATTTCTTTTCAAAGTTGATGCGTTCATCTATCAATTTTGTTGTTGCGTCTTGTTTGATCTGTCCCACGATAGTTTCTGGACCCATGTTCATTGCTCTGATGATAGATGGATACAGTGAGTTGATATCTATTGCACCTATGTAGTCATGCAATCCTTTCTTTGGTGTTGCCACATAAGCACCAACTGCCGCTCCTGTTGAGTGTGGTTCACGGTATGGTCTGTTTGGAACCACCATGCCACGTTTGTGTGTCTCATTAATGATTGCTTGTTCTGTAACTGCCACAGCACCCATTGTGGTCTGCAATAAAACTGTGTTAGAGTGTGCTAATACATTAGCCAAGTCTAAGAATTTTAGTTTATCATCTAGTCTGGCAATCAGCATAACGTCTTGTCTGTTGTATTCTATGAATGTCTTGAAGTCATTGTTGTATAACGAGTCTAGTGTGCCTTCATATGGTGTTTTCATTTCACCAAGTTCCATATTTGATATGGCATCTAGTGAGTATGAATGCCTTTCCTCATATGTGTACTTCCTGTAGAGTTGCATGTAGTCCAAATGCACACGACCAATCAAATCATATGTGACTTCTTCATTACCGAAACGTTCAAACTTTCTTTTGCGTGGTGGCAAGTTCCATAAGCAAAGTTGACGTGCATCATCTTTGGACAATACCTTAAGTATTCTACCAACAGTGTATGGGATATCATAACCTTCTGAGTTCCAACCACTCAATACGTCAGCATCTTCTATCACTCCCATGAACGTTTGTAGCAGTTGTGCTTCATTTTCGACAATGTAAGTGTTGTCAAACTCTTTTACGGCATCAACTGCCTCTTCCATTGTGAGTGTTTTAGGTGGCACAGCGATTGTGATCAGTTGTTCGTTCCATTGCAGATACACAGTGATACTTGTGATGGGCATGAATGGATCTCCTGGTTTTGAAAATCCCCTTGCAGGATCAAAGTCGACTTCTATGTCGAAGAATGCTGTGTTCATCTGTGGTGCTTCTCTGTCCAGATAGTTTTCTTCCAAGCATCTGAATATCGGGTTGATATCTGCTTCATAGATCTGTTTGCCTTTGTGCATGGACAATTCTTTTTGGAAGTCTTTGTGCTGTTTCGTGCTGACACGACTTACTGTGGTGTCATATATTGATCTGTGTTTGCCTTTGGGATCGTCATAGTAGAACACATACCTAGCCGGATAGTCTGTGTACTGGCGTTTGCCATTCACACGTTCGACCACCCAGATCTGATCACGTTCACGATCAAAGTATGCGTCTATGTAACTCACTACTGTGTCTTGCCAACTGTTGCTAAGATGGTTTCTAGTTCTTCAAGTTTTGCTTGTTCTTCATGCAATCCTGCTTTGAATGCCACACCAATTGCTTTGTTCAACATTGCTGGTTTGATGTCCAACTCTTCTGACAGTGCTTTCACTGTGTCCTTGAGTCCTGCATTTAGATCTGTGATCTCTTGTTTGACTTGAATACCTTCGTCAATTAATTTGGTTAGTTTTACTTTTTCTTCTTGATTGAATACTCTTGATGACATGTCTTCTCCTTGTGTTAACAATTACAAGTATACAGTCGAAACTATTTCTTGTCTAC